GAAGTCCTGGATGGCCTCGAAGGCAATCTGGGCGTTCTCCGCAGAGCCGGTAGCGGTCACCAGACCGGCGTTGAGGATGTCGAACTGCCGGGTGACGTCGACAACCTTGTTCAGGGCCGCCATGCCAGACACGGCAGCCGTGAGCGGCGCAATCAGGCGCGTGAAGCCACGGGTCAGCCCATCGGTTGCCCGTTCGGCCCGCTGCCCTCTCTTCGCTAGAGTGTCCAGCTCCCGGCCAGCCGCACGGCCCCCGGTGGTGGTCACCCTAATCTGAAGGTCCGCTCGTTCAGTCATGTATTACCCTCCAGTACACCCGGTCCACTGAGCGGAGTAGGTCAACCTCCCACGCCAGCAATTCGTTCTTCGTCAACTTAGCCCAATGATACATCTCCGTGAAGGTGAGCGGCTCGCTGGTCCGCATCTCCAGGTACCAAGCCCAGAGGTAGGCCAGCTCTTCGGGCAGGTCGGGCTGTTCTTCCAGCTCCTTGGGCTTCTTCCCCGTGACTTTCAGTACCTGTAGCAGGTGCTGCTTCAGCGGGATTTTGGAGCCTTTCGGGCACTTTTGGAGGCGGAACTCTTCCTCGGCGTACCCGTAGAACTGCTCGACCTTTCGCCGAAAAAAGACGCACGGCTCACCGCAATCCGGTCTACCATGTCGCCGATCTGTGGCGCTTCCCGAAGGAACTCAACCACGTTCTCCCGGCTGCACTCTTCGGGGAAGGACCAGCCCGCCACCAGAACAGCGATCAGCTCCAGCTTCTCCTGTTCGATGGCGTCCTGGCGCTCCTTGTCGTCTTTAATCTGCGCCAGCTCGATGGCCTTGCGCTTGCTCTTGGCCTCTGCACGACGGAACTCGTCAGAGTCCACCCCACGGACCATCAGCCAGTGCTCGCTGGGGGAACCGTCAGGCAGGCTGAGGGGAACCTTCTTCCCCTCGTTGGCCTTAGAGCGTGTGTAGAACTCTTTCATGCTCATTACACAGGCGTCCGTTCAAAGATAATGTTGGTGCTCTCTGTCGCGTCCAGGAGGGCCTGGAACGGCATGGACAGGGTGATCGGGCCTTCGCCAGAAACGTCCGGCTGACCGCCGGTGTACTTGATGCGAGGCAGGATAACCTTCAGTGAGTTACCAGCACCGTCCGGGAGCGTGAACTCGATGGAACTCTCGGTCTCGTTCAAGAACTTGTCCACCAGAGTGGAATCCTCGAAGTAGGCCGTGATGGTCCCAGAGCAGTTGGAGCGCCCAGAAGATGGGTTGATGGAATCCTTGCTGCCCACCACGTAGCGCGGCTCCAGTCCGTTCTCCAGGTTCAGCTGGATTTCGGTGATGACCGCGATGGTGCTGCCGTTCTCCTTCAGCTCACCGGAGAAGGAGTCCAGCGGGCTGGTGGTGGATTCCGGGTTGTAGGTGGTGCCAGCAGGTTCCGCAGAAGCGGTGGTCTGGCCCTTGCCCACCACGGACATGGTGCCCGTGATCATGGCGTTCGCGCTGATCTGCAGCTGCAGGTTGTTGATCTCCACACCCGTGTACAGGTAGTACGGGTTGGAGCCACCGGGCAGGTCGGCGAAGTGGCGCATGAAGGTGAAGGAGCGGCGAGTGGTGCCCGCCTTCACTTGGTCGGTTCCTAGGGCCGGGGTGTCTGTGGTCCAGGTGCCCATGAGCACCGCTTCCAGCAGCTGGTCGAAGGAGCCGTAGGAAAGCTCAAAGTTGATGTCGCCACCGACTTGGTTAGCGCCTCCACGGAAGTCTGAGATTTGCCGGTCAGACCGGATTTCTTCAGACTGCAGGGAGTCACGGCTCAACCCAAGGGTGGTGCCTGTGATTCGTACAAGATCAAATGCCGGTGTTCCGGGGGTGACTCCCCAGGAAGATTCCGGCACCACGTAAAGAGAGTGGCGGCTACCGTCAGCCATGGTCGTACCTCCGGAGTTACTGTTAGGACATGTCCGGAGCTATCTTAGTTCTGAGTTGGCGTTTGGTTTTGTCTTGTGTTCTTCGGTGTGTCAGCTTCTCGGAGCCAAGGCGTACCAGCGCACAGAGACGATCACCTGCCACCAGCCGTTGACCACCCGGCCTCCGTTGCGGGAAGCGCCCCGGAAGATCACCTCCTGGCCGTTGTGGGTGGACCGCTGGCCAGCCCGGAAGTGCGTTGCCAGAGCGTCCGCCATGGTGGTGACGGCCCCTTCCCCCTTGTTCACAGGGTAGTTGAGGTTGATCTGCAGGATGCCGCTGTGGTAGTCCTCCCCCTTGTCGCCCAGCGTCTCAGGTTCGCTCTGGCCGGTTAGGACGAACAGCTGTGCCCAAGCGGTGTCTCCGCTGGGCTGGTCGAACTTCTTGTTCGGGTAAGCGGTGTCCAGGCCGGTGCTGGCGGCCTGATAGGCGGCCATCAGCGCAGACCGGATGTTGCTGTGGGCTTGGCTCATAGACCACCCTCCTGTTTGGCGTACTTAGCGACGATGCGCGGGAACTTCGCCACGTTCACACGCACCATGCCCTCGGGCGCTTGGTCGGAGTAGCCGTACTCCAGTGGCTCCGCATAGGGCAGGTTGTTCACGAGCCACACGTCCATTTCCAGCGGGTTCTCGATGGAGGTCATGTGCTCTGCAATCTCGGCGTTGGCTTGGGAGCCGTTGGGGTCTTCCCGGTCGAGGGTTCCCTCCTTGGGCTGCTCGGAGCTGATCTGCCAGTTACCCTTGAAGCGGCCCGTGTCGAACGGAGACTCGTTGACCACCCGCTGGAAGAGGTCGATGACCGCCTTCCGGGTGGCCGTGCCCTTGTTCTCCATCACCCGTGTCTCTGCACGGCGGAACCTAGCCAGGAACCCGCTCACGTTACTTCCTCACATGGACTTCGTAGACGACGGTCACCCCGGCTGGCTCGATGGCGTTGTAGTCCACCACCGTCCACACTTCGGTGCCGATCTTGAGCTGGTCCCCGTCCTGCAGCTCCTGGGTGGCCGCCAGCAGCACCATACGGTCGCCTACCAGCACGTTAGAGCTCACGCTCTGGCCGTTGGAGCTAAAGCTGGAGCCTTCACTCAGCTCCGTCAGAACACCCTTTACCGGCAGCTCCTGGGAGCTAGAGGCGGTGTCGAAGCCGGTGACCGGGTCGTAACCACCGCTGGTGTTGCGGACGATGGTCATGTCCTGGCCGTACTGCTCAATCAGCGGCGTGGCCGTGTTGTCCCGGAGGCCCTCGTAGAAACCTGCCATGGCTTACCCCCTGCTAATCGGAACGGACAGCCCGGAGGTGATCAGCCCAGAGGAGGCGAGCAGCATCCGGATAGCGGGGAAGTCGGGCAGCTTCACGCCACCAGTGCCTGGAGCGGTACTGTAGGTGTAGCTCTCCGTGATTGGCCCCACCTTCACGCTCTTGGACTCGACGTTCTGCCCAGTCGCGTCATAGGTCGGGTCAGGGAGAAGGCTCACGCCAGACAGCTTACGCATGGCGGCCTCGCAGGTGGCTTCCTTGATCTCCTTCGGAACGCCACTCACGCGGTCCCCAGAGGCATCGTCCACGCCCCACCGGGGCCACTTCGTGGGCTGGCGGCTGTTCCTGGTCTCACCCGGAAAGCGGAACCGGGAGTCTAGGTAGCGGGTACCGGCCACGATGGCCTGCTCCACCTGGACGTCGCTGTATGACGTGGTGTCCGTGCCTACCGATTCGAAGTAGGCACGGAAGAAGGCCACGTCACAGTAAGCGTTCGCCCCGGCAGCGTTACCCTGTTCGTTCTGGACAACGAATGCCATACGGCCCTCCTACTGTGGGCGAGGGCCTTAGCCCTTCGCCTGTTCCTGGGCAGTCTCACGGGTGAAGCCCGGAGCGGCTGCCTCGATGTCGGCACGGGTGATGTCGGCGGAACCGTAGAAGCCTTCAACGGCCTGCATGGCGGGCTTGCCGATCCTGGTCCAGTGCTCGTCGTTCTCGGGGTCCAGCTTCATGACCGCGTCCAGCAGGCGCTGGTTGGTCACGGGCGCGTCTGCTGCCCCTTCCTGGGCGCTCCCCTGTTCACCTTCTCCACTGTCCCCCTGTGGTGCCCCGTTTTCGTCCGGGCTAGACGTATCTTGTACGCTGCCATCTTCGGCCTCCTCGACTTGGTCGGCGTACTGGACTTGCCAGCAGCGGTGGAGGTACTTGAACTGCTTCTCCACGTCTGCCTCGGGGCCGGTAAGGGTGGTGGAGCCATCCTTGAACTGGATGCCGCCCAGGACGATGGTCTTACCCTTGTGCGGGCCTACCAGTACGATCTCTTTGCTAACTACGCCCATGTGGTTCTCCTTTTCAGAATTCAGTCAGGTTGATGGGTGCACGGCCTACTATAGCCCAAAGGACAAACCCCAGACATGCAAAAGGGCCGGTAAGGTCTCCCCTACCGGCCCCTTGCTGATCAACCCAACTGCTTAGTTGGTGATACCAGGACGCATGGCGATACCCTTCTCAGAGAAGAGCGCCAGACCGCAGTACCACTTCACACGCCAGATGTGGTTGTCCTTATCCTCGGACTCACCAACGTCAACCACCTGGATGCCAGAGGCGTTCAGAGCGGTCAGACCGGCGATACCGTGGGTACGGGAACCATCGTCCAGGGTACCGGCAAAGATGCTGGTGGCATCAGTGGTAGTGCCCTGAGTCTGGTTGGTCGGGATGTAGTCGTTGCGGAACACCGGGATGCCGTTGTAGGACATCACTTCCGCGCCAGACGGCATCTCAACCGTTTCCATGATGCCTGCACCGCCCAGACCACGCAGCAGGGAGCGGTAGCTCCGGCGAGTGCGGGCATGCATGGCGATGTAGTCCACCTGACCGTCCTTATCGGTAACGGTGTCGATCAGCTCGTCGAGAATCTCGAAGGACAGAGCGTCACCGTTGGCAGAGCTGGACAGGGTCTGGCCAGCCGGGCACAGGTTGATAAGGCCCTCGAACTCGTCAGACGCGCCAGTGCCGTTGATCAGCTGATCCTGGAACTTGCGGCCTGCAGACTTCGCCTTGGAAGCGATCTGGACAGCGGTCTGGTCGTTGCCGTCGCCGGAGCGAGTGGCTTGGATCAGGCCGTTGACCTCGGCGTCGCCAAGGATGGTGGTCAGGTTGGAGTTGACCTTGGTGAAGGTAGCAGCCGCTTTCGCGGTGATGGTGGAGTCAACGCCACCCATCTGCACGTCACCCAGGACGTTCTCACGGTTGTAGGCAAGGGAGTTACCCTCGATGCCGTCGAACGGCAGAACCTCGTACATCTGGTTGACGGTGATGATGTTCTCGATCACGCCAGCGACCAGATCGTCGAGGGCGAGCTTGGCGGATTCCGCCAGAGTTACAGAAGCCATAAGGCCCTCCTAATCGTGTCAAATTCGTGTGTTGCCGGGTCACCCAGCGATCCAGCCCCACCTCGAATCACTCTCGGAGGGCCATGGCTGAAGTTCAGCCATTGCGGTGTCAATCATAGCGCCCTCGTAGGAGGGCGCAACTTCTGTTAGCGCATACGGCGGTTCAGACCGGCGCTGATTTTCTCATTAGAGGACAGCTCCTTCTTGCCCTGAGGCTGGCGACGTGCCGGGGCACCAGGAGGAGTACCGCCTCCACTGGGCGCTTCGCTTTCGAACAGGCGTCCGAAACGCTCGTTGCCCTTCATCTCCTTGACCAGCTCCTTGATGGTCAT